CATTATGTAAAAATAATAAGCCTGCTACTACAAAATCTGTTGTTAATGCAAAATCTAAACCAGCGGTACAGGTCATTCCTTCAAGGTTTGGTATTTCTTGATTAGTTGCTAATATGTTTTCCCATGACGTAACTTCTACGTCTATATCGCCCTTGGGTATATTCATTCTTTTGACAATAAAACTTGAATTACTGACTGGATCTTCTTTGTAATCCACATATTCACGCTGCATGGTTGCAAATAATTCAGGAAAATAGTGTAATGAAGGATTAGCTTTGTCCCACATTTTAGAATTATCAACTTCATTTTCATCATCTAGTTTACAAATAAAAGGTAACATTCCATTATCAGCTACTGCACCTTTTAAGATATTCTGTGACCTAGCTATAATTCTATCTAATGGACCATCTCGTACATCACCATTAGTTGTGGTAATAGTTGTCCTTGGGTTTTTTTTCTTTCCTAAACCAGTCTTAAATACTTGTATAGTTTTATAAGTCTCGTATTGGTGGTATTCATCAAAATCAACTTTACCAGGTCTACCACCATCTTTTGTTTTTGCATTACTAGTTCTAAACTTTAATTTTGAACCAGTCTTTAAATTTGTAATTAATTCTTTTGTCCAACTGAAATGTGTTTTAAGTTTCTGCTCATTATCTTCGAGAACATGCCATATATCATCAAATGAAGTTCTTGCCTGTTCTTCACTATTGGCGCATATATCAATATTATAATTTTTAACTGGATTATAATCGCTTATAAGGCAGAAATCTTCAAAACTTAAATAACCGTTTTTCCCAGCACCACGACCAACTAATATAAATAAGTCTGGCCACCTTAAAATACCAATATTTGAATAAGTACAATTATGAAGAACAAAACAAAATACCTCCCACTCATATAATTTGAATGGAAAGTATTTAATCATACTTAGATATTTATGAAGTTGTGTTTCATCAACAAATAAATTTTCTTCTTTAAAACATTTTTCTACATAGTCAACTAATAAAAATTGTTCTTTGCAAATTTCTATTGTTCCACTTCTAACTAAGTCAATATAGTTTTGTATCTCTGGAATTAACTTTTTACATTTCATCATCTTCATCACCTATGACATTATCTGTAGTTAGCTCTAATTGTTTTAATATTGCTAATTTTTGTTTATTAAATGTTATTGCATTTTTCAAAGACTCATTTTCCTTTTCTATCATATATCCGCTTGCTGCTTTTGTTTTATAACGTCTACCTCTAGTTATAATATCATCTTGCATACCTTGTTCTTCATTTGCATAAAAAATATAATCATCAACTAAAGCTAAAAAGTAATCTGTATTTGCTTTTTTATTTTCAAGCTGTTTTATCAATGACTCTTTAATTTTAATTGTATCTTTCATATTTTTTCAAACTTCTCCTTTCACTCAAAATTTTCTCACATGCATGATGTTTATCTTTTGTCTTAATACTACGCCGTTCTAGTAGATTTGTAACCGCTTTCCACTTTTTTCGATGGGGGGTAGCTTATAGCCACATTCTTATAATTCAATTGATAATATATAATATTGTCACCATTTTTCCTCATTTAATTGTTTTTTAATAACTATGTGATGATGTACTAACCAATGGCACTCACTACACAATGCCATAAGATTATCCTTAGTTAACGCTAACTCTGGATGATGCTTAACATATTTAATATGATGTACCATAGTAGCACTCTCTACTAATCCATTACCCTTGCATATCTGACACTCATTATGTTGATCATGTAATACCTCTGCTCTTAACCTTCTCCATATGATATTCATATAAAATGCTTTGATATTGTTATGTAAGTATAGAGTCCTTATCCATTGTACTAACTCCTTAATATCCATTACCTATTATCTTCTATACTTATCCCAGAATTTTTGTTCTTCTATTTTTAATCTATCAAAGTCTACTCCTTCTACTATTTTCACTCCCTTATCAATATCATCATATATATGTATCTCTCTTTTAACTCCATCAATGCTTGCCTTCATAGTATTAGTCTGTATCTTATCACACCCTAACTTCCTAACTATCCTGCCACAATCTGTATCTATTCTCTCTAATAGTTGATGAGCTTTAACCCATCTACCCTCAGCCAATGTACTCTTCCATTCATCAGCATTATATATTTGTTTCTGTTTCTCTATTATCCTATCAAATGTAGCTTCTAAGTTTCTTAACTGCTGCTTTAATTTATCATATCCCTCTAACTTTATATCTATTGTAATACCACTAATAGCTTTATTATGCTTAACTTCCTGCTCACAATCTAAACATTTATGCATATCCATTAATAATCACTCCTTCTTATATTTCTTTAACCTTTTCATTAAACTCTTTTTCTTTAATGTTAGTTAGCTTCTTATCATTGGCTACCTTATGAGGATCATCTTTCCAAACAACTTTCTTTTTATTGTTAAGCCAATACTTCTGTGCTACTATATCAGGTCCTTTATACTTTTTAACTCTAGATATTTTAACATCTTCTTTTACAAGCACCGTTCCATTTTCGCCTGCTACTTCTTCTTTAACTTTTGTAACTACTTCTTCATAATATGAATAACCATTACAACATTTAAATAAAGACTCCTCTACTTCCTGGTTCTTATAATCTAAGATTTCATCCAGCGCATCTCTAATCTTTTTATTTTGAGCCTTCTTTCTCTTCCATGTTGAAGGTGAAATACCTAGTTTTTCTACTATTTCTTTATCAGTACAACCATCCTTAACCATAGATATAATCAAGGTTAACTGGCTTTCCAGTTCTTCATCTATATTATTTCTTCCCACGTTATCACCTCATTATAAAGAGCTTTTTGTTTTTCGTGAGCTCTTTATATTTTTTTTGTTTAAAATCATCAATAAAATAATTAATATAAAAACTATTCTAAAGCATTGATATTGCTAACTTTAAAACACTTTTATTTTTTACTCGTAAATCAGTAATAACATACAGGATTAAGGATTATTATTTTACTATTCTTATAATGGAAATTGTTTTTTTATAAACTCTTAAATAAGTATGCTTAATCTATTTACCGATTTTAACCTAAAAAAATATATTTATAATTTTCTAGCAGCTATCTTTGCTGCACCTTCTTTTACTTCATCATCTAAGCCTAAATATTTCTTTGTAACCTCAATACTTAAATGGCCTAGTGCTATTCTTACATACTCAATATCGTTTGTAGCTTCATATAATCTTCTGGCATAAGTTTTACGTAAACTATGTCCAGTTATATTTTTAAGATTAATTTCTTTATCTTCAGCAACCTTTTTTAAAATATCTGAATAAGATTGTGCCCTTAAATAGTTACTATTTTCACCTTTTTGTGATGGAAAAGCATATTCACTATTTTTTTTACCTTTTATATATTTTTTAAGAATGGTTTCTAATTGTGGCTCTATGCCATGTTTTCTTTTATTTGGTATTTTTTTTAATGCTCTAGGATTTTTTTTAATGTATGTTTGCCATGCTCTATATTGTTTCTTCTCTTGAATTTCAAATTGTTTATTGCTTAATGCTTCTTTTATTCCAGCAATAGTAATATCAACTAAATCCTGAAGTCTATACCCTGTTGCAATTCCTAATAAAAATAATGTTAAATTTCTTTCGGACCATATATTGCTTATTTCTTCAAGTCTATATTTAAATCTTTCATATTTACTTTCAAGTATAGGTTTTGCAGGTCTTTTAATCATTCATTGTTCACCTGCTTAAAATGTGTGTGAGGATCAAGTGTAATTTTCAGTATATTTTTCACGATAAAATTATATCTATTAATCACACTTTTACCCCCTCTTAATTTTCTTGAACATGAAAAAAGACACTGAATTTGCTCCAATGTCTTTTCCCATTTCTCGTTATACATACTATAATCTAGTAAAACCGTCAAAAGACGTCATTTTAAAAATATTTTATTTTTTTTTATTTTCTTTCTTTTTTAACCTTTGCCATAGTTCTTTCCACTTTACTTTTACTTATATTTAATCTTTGTGATATTTGGATATAGTTTAAACCATCAACATCCTTTAACTTAACAATTTTATATTCTATTCCTGTTAATGATTTTAATTTAATATTCATAAACTCCTTTTGTTCTAGCATACCTTTTAAAATCATTTCTTCTCTTTCTAACTTTATTTCAAGTTTATTTATATTTGGCATAACCCTTTCCAATGTTGTAAAATTCATGGAACCATGTGGCATATCACTATATGTTTGTGCTTGTAATTCTTTTGGCGGCATAAGTAATTGTTCTAAACTTTTTTTCTCATTTTTATATCTTGATATATTCATATTTGCAATATCTATTTCTATACATAGGTCCTTATAAGTGTCGATTGCGTAAATAATAATCATCCCCCAGGTTTATTTTTTATGAAATTCTTTTGTATTCATATACAACATTTTCTAGTGAAGTTTCTGCATAAATTTGCGTAGTTTTCGGATCTGAATGTCCAAGCAATTTTTGTACACTATGCAATGACATACCACCTGCCAATAAGTGTGTAGCAATAGAGTGACGTAATAAATGTGGATATATTGCTTTCCCTAAATCTGCTCTAGTTGCAATAACTTTAATTATTCTTTCGATTGATCTGCCACCTAGTCTAGTATGTGGAGACTTGCTAGTTACAAATAAAGCCGGACTACTATCTGATCTGGATAATATATATTCTTTTAAAAGGTATTTAGTTTTAGTATTGAAACAAACAACTCTTTCTTTATTACCTTTTCCAATAACTTTGAGTGTTTTATCATGCCAATTGATAGAGTCTTTATTAACTCCCACAATTTCACTAAGGCGGCAACCAGTTGAGTATGTGAACTCAAATAATGTTTTTTCGCGTAAATCTTTACATTTTTGTCTTAATGTTTCTATTTCATCTGTTGTTAGAGCTTCTCTTAATCGTATTGGTTCCTTAGTTTGGTTTATCTTCAACATTGGATTTTTAGGAATATATTCTTCTTGATACAACCATGCGAAAAATGATTTTAATATATTAATTTGTGTATTGGTAGATGATGGTAACATTTTTTTACATCTTTGAGCTAAAAACATTCTCATATCCATAGTAGTAACAGTAGATAATGATTTTCTTAACATACTTGAAAATATTAATATATTTCTTTCATAATTTTTTAATGTTCTAATACTTAATCCATCTAATTTTTTACATACTAAATATATTTGTAGTTTTTCCTCTGTATCTCCGCCTGTTACTAGTCCTAATTCTTGTGGTACTACATCAAATTTATATAAAACTTCTTCAATTATTCTTCTAACTTTTAATTGGTCTATGTCCTGAAACTCTTGTGTTAATTTACCTACTATTTTTATTATTACTTCATCGTTAGCTAATCCCATGTTTTTTCCACTCCTATGTTTTTATTATCTCCTGTGTTTTATTTGCTAGGAAAACATGTTATACTAACCATATCTCCTAGCTGTTTTTTATCTTCTAGTTGATGTAAAGGGCCAAATGTTATCTAGACGAGCGGCCCTTTTTTACTTTGCTTCTATCTTTATCAATTCTTCCATTGTAACTGCTATCTTATTTGCTCTAACTTCACTTATACCATTATTTCTCATTGCATCAAAATAACATTTCTTAACCATTTTTGCAGTATAAGTTATATACTCTCCTGCTTTTTTAATTGCTAATTCATCTACTGTTGGATCAGATTTTCTTGTATATTGTTCTGGATGCCTTCTTTGATTTCTACTCATATTTTTTCACTAGTTTCTTTTATCGGTTCATAACATTGGCAGTTTTCTGCACCTCTCAAATTTTCTAAATTTGCACCAGCTTGATGACAATAAAATTTATAGTTTTTAGGTTTTAAAAATTCTATAAATTCACATGCTACACAATGATTACAGGTTTTTTTCATTATTAATTATCTCCTTTTGTTGCGCCATATTTTTGAAGTATGTTATAACTATTTTCTTAAATCATCCAATGTACATGTTAATTCGTTACCACATTCTTCACATAAATATATAGCTTGTTTCTCACCTATATCTATTGTATACAGCTGTTCACCTCTAAGTATTTCACATTGACATTCATTGCATATAGCAAGTATGCGAGTGTTTTCCAATGTTGCATTCATGTATTAACCTCCTTCGCATTATTTTCATATTTTGTAATAACTAATAGCTGCATTCACAGGGTAGAAAACTTATTTGTCCTTCCTCTGGTAATGCTTTTCTAACCTCTGACCAAAACTTTCCGCTATTCATTTTTTCACTAGGAATTATTCCCCTACACTTCATTTGCTGAAACTTTGGAATTAATTCTTCTAGGTACATATCTTTTAACAGGCTATATCCTATGCCATTTTCAACCTCTATGGCTTCTTCCCATATCTTAGGGTATAAACAATACACTAGGTACCAACTTTGTTTACCAGCCTTTAAACAGCCTTTACAATTACCATGCTTGAATAATTTATAAGTGTTAGGTTTTTCAATTCCTATTTCTTTAGTATCTAAAATTGTTCTATCCCAGTAAGCCAGTGGATAATCTGTTTTATATCCTTGATCGCCTAAAATTCCTATTCTTCTTTGGATTCTGTTAGTTTCTTCTTTATCAAAGCCATACAACAAAGTAACATCTTGCCTTGTTTCTCCTTTAGTAACTGGATAATTTTCATCCAGCCACTTATAAAAAGGTTTAGTCTTTAGGTTATAAGTGCAAAGTATAGGACTATTACCAAATTTCCAGCCGCCTAACTCCTTGCATACTTTCAATGGTGTTTTATGCTCCCATCCTGGCATATTAGCGTAAGTTATCTTAATACCTAGATAATCAGCCACTTCGTTTTTAAACCTCTTAATATCAATATCTTCTACCTCTACGCTTAAATCATGGTTTAATAATATTACATTCTCTTTTCCATATTTTCTAACCACTTCTATAGCCACCAATGCACTACTGTGACCTCCACTGAAACAAACTACATATTTCATAACTACCACTACATAAATAATCTTTGTAGCGGAAAATTTTACTTGTGCGGAGCACCATGTGTACAATTTTTATCTACAACACATCATATTTGTAGTAACCTGGTCTACCAGGATTTAGTTACGTTTTACCCCTTTCTCCTCTATTTTTTCAAAATATCTTAAACATTCTTCTTTATCGGTTTTATCTCTGTATTTCTGTCTTGCATCAATTCCAAACTTACAAAATGCTTTATCATCAGTATCATTAATATCTAATTGCTTACAAATACTGCATTGAAATGCTTTCATAATTTCTACCCTCTTTTTTATTCGTCTTGTTTAGCGAATGCGTATCAACTAAAACGGAATTTCGCCATCATCTATCGGTGTTGCTCCATCAAAACTATTAGATTGTGAAGTTTCCGTATTTTCCTTTTTATTGCCACCCCAATCAATAAAATCTACTTCTTCAGCTACTACCTCTGTAACATATCTTTTACCGCTGCCATCTTTAGCATCATATTTCCTAGTATTTATTCTTCCTGCTACACTTATTAATCTTCCTTTTTTCATATGTGTTGCTGTAGCTTCAGCTATTTTCCCCCATATTACTATTGGAACAAAATCAGCTTCTGGTTGTCCTTCTTTTTTAAATTTCCTGTTTACTGCCATATTAAATGTTGCTACTGCGGTGCCATTACCTGGTGTAAATTTCAATTCTGGATCTGCGCACATTCTACCTATCAAAACTACTTTATTCATTTATAATTACCTCGCTTTTTTTATTTATTATTAACTCTGACATTGGTAAACTCTCAATCCATTTACAAAACGTTCGCCATTCTGGCAATCTATGAGTTTTACGCTGGCTGTATACTGTTTTTAATGCTCTGTAGTTAGTTGTTAACCTTGCTGTAAGTTCAAAGCCTGCTGGGTTGCTATATAATAGTTTTAAATAATCCTCAATATCTTTTGTTTTATTATAAATTTCTTTTAATTCTTCCATGACTTCAATTATTTTTGGATCAACATATCTGTTGTATTGGTTTTTTAAATTAAATTTACTTATCTTATGCATTGTACTTTGGCTGCTAACAAATTCTATAAATCTATATCTCTCTAGCTCTACCCATGCTTTATTACTAAATGTTAAATCAAATGCTATCCTTACACCTGTTAACCACTGATCGTGGCCTTCACCTTTATCGCAATTGGCTAAACTCTTAACTCTATCAGTTACATCATAATTGCAACTCTCTGTATCTACTGACATTGGATATTTACTTGCTTTGATACTTTCTTCTAAATCATAAACCTTGACATTTTCAACTTTCACTTCTTAAATCCCCCCATTTTTTCTAATATATCTACAACTCCACCTTTGCTGATAGATAAATAATAATTTAAGCGTTCCTGGTGCGTACAATCCATAATATCTTTGTCTATAGATTTAAATAATCCATTTTTAGCAGTTTTTACTTTTATAAATATCTGATCCATTTAAAACTCCTTCCCATGTTTATATGGTCTACTAGCATTTATTTTCATTTTCTTTGTTATTTCAGATTCTAGGTCTATTCCCAAACCACCACATAAATCAAATAACCTAATAGCTACATCTGCTAATTCTTCTCTGAAATTCTCAACATCACCTTTTCTTAACCCATCTTGTGCTTCTGCTATTTCAGATACTATTAACATTAGATTTTGTGATGTAAACGCAACATGTACTGAACGAGTTTCCTTTAAATTTTCCCACTCTTCCCAAAACCCATGTTTTACTGCATTTTCATGAGCATCAAATATTATTTTATTTATTTCCATCTTTATCAACCGCCCTTTCTACTAATTCCATCAAACAATAATTTGCTAAATCTCTAAAACTATCCTCAATACTTTCATCCTTTACCTTTTGCTCTGTTCCTAATATTAACGTTTTAAGCCTTTCAACTTTATCGCAAACCCTAACCATTATTGTTACTTTCCCTAGATCATTTCTAACCTTTGCAAAACTATCACCATAATCATTATTTTTAGATTTATAAAGTGAATTTAATTCTTTACATATTTCCATATGTCTCATTGTTTTAGTTAATTCAATCTTATCTATTCCATTATTAAAACCATCACAACGAGTTGTATTATTATAAGTATCAACCTCTATTACCCTTCCTTTACCTTTACAGCCATAGTTATTTACACATTCTGAACAAATACTTTTACTCATTATTTAACCTCCCTCTTTTCTTCTTCTCTGCTTGCTCTTCCCGATATAATACATAAGCTACTTATAATCGTACCTCTTGAAATTACTAGCACTGTTAACACTGTTTTTAGCATTTTTATCCCCCTTTTATTTTATACTTGCTCTTTTTTCACCTCTTAGTTGGTGTTTTATTCTGCATGAATTAATAAATCTATATTGATCCGCTTCTTCCCTGCCTTTTGCTGCTAGGTTATTCCTGCGCTTAAATTCTTTCAAAGTAACTTCCACTTTTTCTTTTATAGTCAGTTCTTCAAATTCCACATTTTACTTCTTTCGGTATTTAGTGTTATAGGTCCATAAAGTCAATTTTTGCATTTTAAAATCTTCATTATTTTTATATCTAGTAACTGCCATCATTTCACGTGTAAATCTAATTAACTTGTCCACCTCTTCGGCTATTTCTTTAAGCTCTGTTAATTCTTCAATTGTCATTATCTATTTCCTATACGTTCAAAATCAGTTATAATTTGCAACCCTAAATTGATGTATTCTTTTAATGTTCCAGTTTTACCATTTCTTTGTTTTGCAATGCCTATTTCAAGTGTTTCTTTTTCTTCACTTTCAGCATTGTAATATTCATCCCTATATAAAAACATTATTAAATCTGCGTCCTGTTCAATATTTCCACTTTCTCGCAAATCTGACATCATAGGTCTTTTATCTGTTCTTTGTTCTACTGCCCTTGATAACTGGCTTAATAAAATTACATTTATATCTAGTTCTTTTGCCATTATCTTTGCTTCTCTTGTAATTTCACCAATATGCAAATTCCTGTTCATACTTTTAGTAGTTTCTTGCAATAATCCAATGTGATCTATTATTATGCAATCTAATCCATTTTGCATTTTTAACTTTTTAGCCTTAGCTTTAATATTATAAATAGTTTGTGAGCTTGTTGTATCTATCCATAATTTGCGTGTAGCTAAATTTGAAGCAGCTTGTGTTATATCTTTCCATTGCTTGTCATCTAAGTCACCACGTCTTAACTTGACACCGTTTATCATACTTTTACTAGCTAGTTGTCTTATTCCTAATCCCTCTTCAGACATTTCTAATTCAAAGAGAGCTACTTTATTATTTTTACTTAATCCATCTGCTATAGTTGTTGCAAATAATGTTTTCCCCATACTAGGCCTTGCTGCAATTACTACAACTTCTTTTTTTATAAATCCATCTGTAGCATTATCTATTGTGGCTAACCCACAACTCATGCCAATTATTCCGCCACCGTTTTTATAATTTTCTTCAACAAATTCTAGTGTTTTGGTCATTACCTCCCCAGCTGTAAATATTTGCGAGTTATCCTGTCCTATTTCCAACATTGAATTTTCAAATTTATTTATAATTTCTTGTGGATTCTCGTTGTTATATGCTGATTCCATCATTATTTGACATTGTTTTATTACTTTTCTTTTTGAGCTGCAATCTTTAATAATTTTTGCGTGAGCTATTGATCCATGCCCCATTGAGCTCGAACATAGCTTACTTAAATATGTTATACCGCCTATAGTATCTAAAAAAGGTTTCAACTCTGTTGCTAGTGTGATAAGGTCTACTGACGATCCATTTTTAAATAAAGTTGTTATCCCTTCATATATTTTTTTATGACTTTCTTGATATAAATCATCTGGTTTTAATATTTGAATAACATCAAGTATTGTTTTATCATTATTTATTAAATTTCCTAACATTTCTCTTTCACTATCTAGGTTATAAGGTAATGCTCTTAATTCCATATTCTCCCCCTTTTTAATAAGCTGTTCCAAAATCTTTATGTGATTTAGGACCATTTTGAATGATTGGTTTATCTTTTCTTAACCATGCCAGTAGTGTTAAGTAGTCTGACTTAGTTGTTTTACCTTTGCTGCCTTTCCATAAATCTAAATCTATTATTTTATTATCAATAATGCTCTTAGAATATTGATTAATTAATTTTTCATATTCTGCTTCTATCATTTGTACTCTTTCAGCGTATATAATCTTTTTTACTTTACTTTCTTTTAGTTTACTTTCCTTTACTTTACTAGCGATGCTTTGCGATGGCGATGTTATCACAGTGCTATCGCATTGCGATGTTTCTGCGATAACTAGTTGATTATTCCACCTTACTGCATTACCTTTTTTACCTGCTATACTCTTTTTTAACCTAGAATTTTCTAAATATTCCATTCTTTCCATAAGGCTTATTGAGAAGAAAAATTCATCATCTGTAAATTGAAATAATTTATAATTTTTAACTACCGTTTCCACCTTTTGAGCTGTTGAATTATATCTACGTGCTAATGCTGCCAGTAAGGATAAAGGATATTTATAATTAGGTTGATCTCTTAATGTTTCTACTAACATCCAAAATATTCCGTACCCTTCAAGTCCTAGTTGTTCTATAAGTAGCACACATTTAGGATCATCTTTTGAATTGCTGTCATGTGAAAAATAATAAGCATCCTTTTTCATTTAAACCTCCGTTTTGTTTTTTTATCTTTACATTTTCTACAAACTTCTATAAGTTTAGTTTTTTTACAATCAAATTCAATTAATTGATGTAATATAGGTGTAAATATAATATCTTTGCAATCTGCGCATACTCTGTACTGGGGCCTTAAATTCTCCATCCGTAACCTCCTTCGGATTATTTTTATATTTTGTCTTAACTAAATGAAGCTTCTGGCTCTGCATTAGGTGTAATTTCATCACTTTCATCCGTTATATCCATTTCTAACTTTGTACCAAATTGTTCTAGTTTCATTAAAAATATTTCAAATTCATTTAAGTACCTTAAAGATTTTATATCACTTGCAGTATCAAATGTTATACTCCATTTTTCATTTTCACTTTTACTAAATTTATGAAGTTTTAAAATGAAATTCATGTTTTCATCCTTTTCACATTCAAACACTAATGTTGCATATTCAAACGAGCTCCAACGCCTACTCTCATCCTCTTCAACTGTCAATGTAACCTCTACTAATTCATAACTAGGTCCACCATCATAATCAACTTCTAACTCGCTTGTATCTACTTCTTTCTCAACATGTTTTTTCCATTCTTCAAATAATTCAGAAGTTTTAATACTCTTTTTCCTCTCTTCTGGAATCATTAATTCTTTGAAATTAGTCAATAGTTTTTTATTTTCTAATGCTGAACTTTTTAAAACATCAACTAAAATAGAATCTAGTTTTACAATATATTCGCTATAGTCATAACCTTCAAGATATGGGATCATAACCGATTTAACTTTTTCTTCAATTACCTTAGTAACATCACCATAATTTCCAAGTATATTATCAAGTGCTTTTTTAATTCCTCTTTCTAATTCTTCTCCAATAAGCTTTTCAACTGTTCCATCCTCTAATTTCTTGCTTATAATATCCTTGATTCCATTTTCTAAACTCATAATAATTTTCCCCCTAATTTTTATTTATTTAATTCGCCTTTTTTATCGAATACGTCAGATTTTAATTTTTTATTTTCTTCTTTTAGTTCGTCATAAATATTTTTCCAAACCGAGTTATTAAATTCCAGTGTTGTAATAGTATTTTTTTGTTTTTGAAGTACTTGTACAAGTTCACAGTTTTTTTCTACGAAATTATCACAAATTTTTTCCACTAATTCTATATAGCCTTTGCTTTTAGTATCATCATCTTGAATGTCTTCTACATAATTTAATAAATCATTTAAGCAACTTAGAATTGGAACATTTACTGTAGTGTTACAGGTATTTATTAAAGCTGTTATATAGGCCACTATTTCTTTTTTCATTTTGTACCTCCATAAGGCGAATTATGATATAATATATTTAGATATTTGCTCCTGGACACTTTGACGAGTGTCTTTTTTTGTTCAACTGCTATTAATTTAGTTATTATCATTTCTAATAAACTAGCTACTACTATAAGAGAAATTGTAAATCCTCCAGTTATTAGTGCTACATACATCATTTTTACTACCTCCTAACCTCTATTTTTATTACTGGATTAAATCTTTCTGTTAAAATACAAGTATGTTTACTGCATAAATTTCTTTTATCATTAATTACTGGAATTTTTATTTCTATACTATTTCTATGAAAACATCCCTTATTTTCGCATAATCCAAAAGCCTTTTTAATATTCTTAGAAAGCCTATCAAATTTAGCATTTATATTAATTCACCGTAAGTGGGTTTTTATTAGCTTGTACCACATTCCCTATTATTTTAGATGCTTCAGCTCTGCTTATACTTAAAAGTTCGCTTAATTCTTTTACATCCTTATATCTAGTAACCATATCCATTTTTATCACTCCTTAAAAATATTTGTTTGACCTTTTATTTCAATCCTTTTATAATTCTTTTTTTGTGTCTTATACATTCTTTTAGCTTCATTTAAAATTTTCAAACATTTAGGACCACATTTTATTTTTCGGCTTAACAAATCTTTGAGCGGCCTATTACAAACCATACAAACTATTTTGTCCATCTTTACACCAACTTAAATTTCTTTGATAATATCAACGCTCTTAAATATCCAATTTAATGCGATTCTTTCTAAATCTCTATGATTTATAACTATTTCATCAATTTCATTTAAATCTATTATTTCTAATTTTTTATACTCACCATTACTTTCTACTTCAATTTCTACCTCAAATAAATCTTCATCTTTTGTAAATCTAAAAATATCTATATCTATATAAATTATTGTTCCTGGAATTACATTTAAATTAATATCTGTTACTGTTATTTTTGACATGTTAAAACCTCCTATAAGTTTATTTTGATTTGGCTATTGGCTCCTAGTATCATCAATTCTAAATCTCTGTTAGGTCCCCAGGATTTAATTATTGTTCTAGCTTGTTCATATTCTTTTGTGGCTGTATTCCTATAAGAATTAACATGCATAACTCTTTTAAATGCCTTCCATAATTCACTAAATGCTTTTTTGCTACATTCTTTGTATGCTGGAGCATCTTTACCACCTAATATTTCTACTACTTTTCTGTTTGCGATGGTCCTAAGTTCTTCCTGTTGAGAATAATCAATAGTCATACTCCCCTCTAAGGTTATTAATCTATTATCAATTGCTAAGGTTTTGGCATCTAATGCAAATATTGATTGAAGTTCTACACTTAATTGTGGAATATTTGATTTTGCTTGTTTTTCACATTTTAAAAAATAATTTCTATATTGATGTGATTTTTCAGTTCTTGCCATCATTGCAATATGTTTTGCAAATTCTATTGAAATTAAATAGTCGATAATCTTGTTACCCTCAACATAATGTTGAACCTCAATCCAATTTTCATACTCTGGGAAAAAATCATTTTCAACTATATTTGTTTGATTCCATCTTGACCAAACTGCTTTACTAAGACCTAATCCTAAATATAATTCTTTTGCACTTACTAATTGCTTTCCATTTTCATTTTTAATATTTATCAAGTTATCCATTTACACTCTCCTTAAATTTTATTTTATTAAAGCATTGCGCTTTATTTATTTTTTAGAATTGTTGGTATATTTTTATTAGAATTGAGTATATTATAAATATATACATTCGTTTCATGCAAGTTTTACATTAAAAAAATATTTTTCATTTCAGTTAATGTTAGTTCCAAATAATTAGAAAGCAATCTAGCTTGATCTATACTAAATAATGTGCGACCATTCATTTTTTGGCTAAATGTTGTTGTAGATACTCCAATGGCTTTTGCACAATTTATATAATTACTTTCTTTTTCAGCTATTTTTGCTCTAATTAAATTTTTCTTTACCATGTTTTTCTCTCCTTT